TGTGTAACGGTATGCTGAAGGCTGGTGCCGTATCTCGTGACGGTCTTGGTATCGTTAAAGTTCAATACGACAAAACTGCATAAGGAATATTATCATGGCTTTTGCACGATCAGGTTTATCCCGCATTGGCGGATCAGGCGTTGGCGGTACTCTTTGGATGTATACATCTAATGACAGTATTGCCGATACACAAGTAACAAGTTACTTTGACGAAGCAGCAGACGTGTTTCTAAAGGGTGACGCTATTTTTATTGCTAAAGAAGAAGGTACTTCACATCTTCATATCTCCTTTGTAAAAGCAATTAGCAATTTGGGAGTTGTTACTGTAGCTCCAGGCACTACCGTTACTGCTGCATAAGTAGTAAAACTGAATGGGGCTGCTCTGGTGGCCCCTTTCTTTACATATAAAGGTTTTTTATGGCAAACAGTAAGCTATCGTTAATTAATAATGCTCTCATTCTTATTGGCGATGTGCCTCTGACATCCCTGACTAGCGGTACTCGCGCTCAGGTTGTAGCCACTAGCCTGTATGACAACATTGTTGAAAATGAATTATCCAAATTTCGTTGGGGCTTTGCTCGTAAAGTTGCTCAACTTTCCCTAGATGTTGCTGCACCAGTTGGCAATGAATGGGAATCTAAATACACTCTTCCTGCTGATATGCTAAATCTAATTAAATTAGACCCTAGCATTAACTACCAAATTATTGAAAACAAAGTCTACTGTAACTACAGTGGGGAATTGTTTTGCGATTACATTGCTAACATTACAGACCCAGCCGACTGGCCTATTTATTTTGCCAAGATGATTGAGTATGCGTTAGGCATGGACTTTGCCCCATCTATTCGTGACAGTGCGGCCTCTATGGAGTTACTAGCTAACCAGTATCTTAATGCTAGTCGTATGGCCCGCTTCACTGATTCACAGCAACACCCGCAAACACCTATTCAGGATCGCCCATTTATTAACGTGAGGTACTAATGCCTAAGTCACAATTCATGCAAACCAGCTTTGCCAGTGGTGAGTTGTCACCATTACTAATGGGCCGTACCGATCTTGAGCAATACTACAAAGGCGCACAGACCGCTGATAATGTAGTTATTGTCCCTCAAGGTGGCGTTAAGCGTAGACCTGGAACTAAGTTCATAGATACGGTTGTTAAGCCTCTTATTAGGCAGACTGCCGTTAATCCTTTGATTGGCCAGTTTAACGGTCAATCTGTGGGTGGAAATCCACTAACAATGAATGATGGCAACGACAACACATACTCAATAACTAATGCAAACTTTTCTCCAACAGAAGATTGGACAATTGCTACATATAATTTAGGGGGAAACCCTCCAAATTTTGAGTTTATTGATGTTAGAAACGTAACCGTATTACAAACTCTAGCAACTAATGGATATGACCGAGCCGGTAATATTTTTATAGAATGGTCAGATAGCGGGATGGATGATACTTGGACTAGAGTTGGTTCGTTTCGTATTGACACATCTTCTGAAAGAAGTCACAGAGTCCAGATTGATGGCTTGCAAAAGCAATACTGGAGAATTACAAGTGACTTTAGAGTTGGGTCTGCATACAAACTTCGCATTGGTGAGTTTGGTTTTAAGTCAGAAACTGGAACTGCTAGCTTTACCGGCAATAAAACATTTGCTTGGGAGTATGCGGCAAATCAAAATTATTTGTGCGTACTAACAAATCAGAACTTGCGCTTTTACAGGACTCCCCATGCAGGAAATCCGAATACAACTTATGTTGCTGACGTAGTTGTTCCTTACCTACAGGCAGATATACAGGACGTTAAGGTTGCTCAAACAGAAGGCGTAATGCTAATGTTTCATGGCGACTACCCACCTGAACGAGTTATTTTTGACGGCAATGACAATGCTGATGCCTTTACTTCGGGTGAGGTTCCTTTTGCTAATATTCCTGTGTGGGATTATAACGATGAATATAGCCCTGAGCCTGTTACTGCTATTCAAGATGTAACTTTTGGTGCTGGGTTTTCCTCTGGTGAAACATATCAGATAGATGTACAAGGCGTATTAAGTAAAAATATAACTTATGCTGGCGATAGTAGTGCTGACGAACGGTCATCAACTGCTTTTAATCTGCAAAAAAACTTGCAAGAAATGCCTGTTTTTAATGACACTGGAGTAACAGTATCACACACTACTGGAACAACATTCCGCATTGAAATAGCTAATGACTCTGCCGATAAGTTTGAATTGTTTGCTGGGTTTTCTACTAACGATAATGCCGCATCCAATGAGACTGTAGGTTTTGCAATTTTTCAACAAGGCTCTCCAAGACATGAGCCAGTATGGAGTGTTAAGCCTCCTGCATGGACAGCAAATACAGCTTACTCTATTGGTGACGCGGTATTGTCAATTACTGGTGAGTGGTATTCTTGTATTACAGCAGGAACATCAGAGAATGTAAGTCCTTGGCAAGCTGGCCAAATTATTACTTTAAATACTGAAAGAGCAAATAACGGCTATGTTTACAAGTGCGTTGTAGCTGGAACAACAGGCGGGTTTCCTGGCCCATCAGGAACTGGGACTGGAATTACTGACGGAACTGTTACATGGGACTTTGTACGAATTGCCGGCCCTACAGGAACAACCTCTAGTATTACAGACGGGGATGTTAAGTGGAAGTATATTATTCAGAGGGGCTACCCAAAGCAAGGCGTTTTCTTTGAAGGCCGTTTGTGGATTGGTGGTATAAAGCCAAGACAGCAAAGTTTATTTGCCTCAAGAGCTGGATCATTTTTAGATTTCTATAGCATTGAAGGTGATGATGACAACGGTATTTTTATTACCATTGATTCTCGTGAGCTAACAAATATTGTAGATATTAATCCAGACAGAGGGCTTCAGGTTTTTTGCTCTGGTGCAGAATTTACAGTTAAAGGATTAACACCATCTACTATTGAAGTAGAAGCTCAAACTCAGCATGGGTCATTTAACTTAGAAGCAAAATCTGTTGATGGCGCAACTTTGTTTGTAGATAAAAATGGCAATACACTTCGCCAATATTTGTACAGCTTTAATGAAGATGCTTATACGTCTAATGACTTGTCAGTGTTATCTTCTCAGTTAATTAACAACCCAAAAGATTTTGCTATTTTGTCAGGCACTACAACAGAAGACGCTAATTGGGTATTTATAATTAATGAAGATGGTACTGCTGCTGTTCTTAACACAATGAGAAACCAAGACATTAATGGATTTACTAGATGGACTCCTCATGTTGGCGCTCCTGGAGGTGGATTTACTAGAGAAAACACGTTGCAATCTTGCTCCGCTGTTGGCGATGACCTGTATTTAATTACATCAAGAACAACTACAGGTGGCAATCAGGGTTCTGTAGATATTGAGAAGTGGGATTTTGATTACCTTTTGGAGTCTAGCTTTAAAAATACCGTTACAGCCGCTAATCCAAATGCAGATGTATTTTTCCCTATTGATAAAGGCGTAAGATTGGCTGGCTATACAGTAGGTGTTTTAGCTGACGGAGATGTTTTAGCAGATAGAGTAGTAACTGGCGCAGGCGACAACTGGGGAATAACACTTACTGCCGCAGAGCTTGAAGGATTTGTCACTAGAGAAATAGAGGTTGGATTAAACTTTTTAGTTAAAGTAAAGACTATGCCGCTTAACACCAACCCTGGGACTCGTGGTGGACAGAACGCTATGAAGCGCAAGAAAATTACTAACATTAACTTGCGTGTGTATGAGAGTGCAGGCATCTATATTGATGGCAATGCTGTACCTATTAGGCAGTTTGGCGATGCTCAGGATACGCCACTGAATACCCCATTTACTCCTAGAACTGGTATTATAGAAGACGAGAATGGTGGCAATGGCTGGCTAACAGAAGTGGTTCCAGAGATCACAGTACCTGATGCTACACCTTTCCACTTACAATCCATACAATATGAGGTTGAGTCTTCGTGAATGATGTTGTAACGCAAGATAGTATTTACCAGTTACAAGAAATAATGAAGGAATTTCCAAAGGCAGATGTAGTAACAAGACACCATTTCTCTGACGGAATGTATGCTAGAGAGATGGTAATGCCAGCGGGTAGTATTGTTGTAGGAGCTTTGCATAAAAGTAAACACCTGTTTAGCGTGGTATCTGGGGAGTGTGAAGTATCCAGTGTTCACGAAAGAGAAAAGATTACAGCTCCTTACTTGGGTGAGACGGTGCCAGGAACTAAGCGTGTTATATATAGTGAGACAGGGTGTACTTGGATTACATATCATCCTACACACTTAACGGATATTGATGAAATAGAAGCAGCTCTAGTAGAGCAAGAGGTTATTTAAATGTCATTTGTAATTATAGGCAGCTTGATAGCAGTAGGCACAGCCGTTCAAGTTTATGGAACACTTGAAGCTGGTAAAGACCAGGAGTCGATGCTTAAAGGTCAGGCCGAGCAAGAGCGTGTAGCCGCTGAAAGTCGTGAGCTAGAACGTCAGCAGAAGCTAAATAGGGCGCTTGCAGCCAATGCTGTAGGTATGGGCATGTCGGGTATTAAAGCCGAAGGTACACCTGCTAGTATTGCTTTAGAGAGTGCTAAGAATGTTGGCCTAAGTGAAGGTATGACAAAGTTATCTGATCGCCTAGCTCAGGCCCAGTTAAGGCGACAGGCTTCTTCTGCTGCATCTTCTTCACAACTT